AAAAAAAAAACCTAGAACCTATGACAAAGAGCGAACTCAAAGAAAGGATCAGCGAAGTGATGCACGATTCAGGAGTGTATCACAAACTTCATCTCCTGCTCGTTGACGAAGCGAAGGTGTTGCTTCATTCAGATATGGACTACAACTTTGGTGCTGACCTTGAACGCTACATCTTTAATTGGACTTACGCTCCCGATGTTTTGCGTGACGATAATTCTGAAAACCAATAAAACCTGCACAATGCAAAAGTTTGATTATTTAGAGCCACGCGCTCATAATGTTTTTAGCTTCCGCGGATTGAAGGTCTTGATGACCACACAGGAAGCGTTCAATGCCGAATTCTGCGACACCGAGGAGATGTTCTTCGTGGAGGAGACAGGACACCCCATCGTGCTGACTCACGTACTTCATTTCGCTGGGTCAGGACTACACGTTGAATGCACCGAGGATCTATCTATTTTTCGGTGTTGCGTGGAGCGTGATTGTTACGGGTCTCATGGTTGGTTGAATGGAGTGTGGACGGAGCGCAACGATAACGGGAAAGCGCATCAACTCGAAATGAGTCTTGACCGTCTTGTAGAATTCGGGGAGTTTGAAGGTTGCAGCTTCGAAACGTTCAGCAAAAAATGAGTACAATGCAGACTACAAAAATCATTGCGGAATTCCGCATTATGCAGGAACTTGTATATGCGCTTCAAAGCGGAGACGTGTCTGATCTTTCTGCGTTCAACGAAGATATGTTGGATAAAGAGGTAGGATATTGGTTGAGCGAAGCGGAGGCAGAGGTTGGCGATGGATTCGCTGGGATCATTTGGGAAGTCCAGGACGATGAGGAGCGATTCGCTCAATGCGATTTCACCAAGTTGTATGGATCTTGTGTCGAAGTAAACCTCTTCGCCATCGTCCAAGCATAACCGAAACAAAGGAGCACCCCGACCGTGGGGTGCTTTTTTTGTGCCATTCAGTCTCTAATTAAACCCTTGCATAAATGCTTATAGAAATCATTGCGAAGTACGATTCTTGGTGCGTTGAGACGGGACGTTGCATCCCAAAAGGAGCACGTGCTCTCTTCAACGTAAAAACTCGGGCTATCTTTAATTGGGAGAGTCAGCGGTACAGGATGTACAGGGAACTCCTCCCCAAAAAAAAACTCAAAGATGATGGGGAACTCTGATTCGTACGAAGGTCTTTTCGATCGGGATGAGGACGTGATGTCTGATCCTTGCCCTACCTGCGATGGTAGCGGAGAACTCGGGCCATATGGCTGGGAATATCCTGAATGGGAAACGTGTCCTGATTGCCGCGGATCGGGGAGGGAGAGCGACCACGATGACCCTGACAGGAAGTTTGAAGAGCGCAGAGACCGTGACCCCTAATAAGTACCTACTTATCTATGTCTTTATTGTATCTATAAGGACGTGTACCTATATAGGTAATCTATGGTACTTATTAGGTACGTGCAAGAACTTTGTCAAAAAAAAAAACCTGGGGCTTCATTTATGAGAAAATGTTGCTAGATTGCCCCCTACCAAAAAACCCTACGAATGATTTTTCAAAACCTGTTTGAGCACCTTGCAGAGGTGACACGGCTTGCCGCGGTCGACACGGAGCGGTTTGCTCGTCAAGACGAGATATGGGCCGTTTTGAAGCGGACGTGCCGCGACCAGCAAGGTTTGTTCACGACGGCTCTCATCGTCGAAGAAGTGAAAGCCGAGCTGCCGTGGGCGCATCGTGAAGCCATCGAAGAATTGATTGCGCTCTTTGAGCAGTCTAACCGCATCGAGTACGTCGGGCCGATCCACATTGGCGATGTTCAGGTCGACTTGTGGCGTTGGAATGGTGACTCGTAAGATCAGCCCGTACGTCTTCCCTGGACTTGACCTCCGATCGGATAGCGTGGACACCTACGCTTTCATCTCGAGGGTAGCGGACAAATTCCACACCAACGTAAGTACGCTATTCAGCCCCACGCGGGAGCAGAAGGTCGTAGAGGTACGTCAATGTGTGTGGCACGTACTCTACACCCACGAGAAAAAAAATTATTCTGCCCTAGGCCGATACTTTTCTAGGGATCACGCCACCGTGTTGTATGGCGTGAAGAAAGTTCACTCGATGCTCCGTATCGGTGACAAACAAATCAGCACGATTCACAAAGATGTTTTATCCATATACAAAATCTTAAAAGATGGCGAAGCCAAAAACGATTGATTTGACGTTGAACGTCGACCTACTCCGTGAAGCCCAGGAGTTCTTCATTAAGGGCAAGAAAGGCACGTACCTCGACCTCCGTGCGATCGAACTTGAGAACAAGCAATACAACGATTTTATGATCGTGGTAAAAGTTCCAAAGGACAAGTACGAGCAGGGCGTGAAAGGCGCGATTGTGGGTTACGGCAAAGATTGGTCGCTCCACAATGGAGGCGGAGGTAGTGCTCCGCAGGGTCAGACGAATAACACAAAGGTTGAGTCCGAGGATCTTCCGTTCTGATGCCGCAGATTCGTCTCGACCTCGACGAACTTGCAAAGCTACCCTTCAAGGAACTAGACGTGTTAAAAGCCCTTGTAAAACTCTACGCGGGCCAACCTATGAATAAGGTTACAAAAGACCTTAACTTAGACACGCAAATAGCTCAAAGCATTGCAGGTTTTTTGGTAAACAACGGGGGAAGGCAGCGGCTTCCCCTTTTGTTTTGCGAAACGTCAGCGGAGATAGCTGACGAGAAGTTTGCCGACCTAGTTCTCGAAGTGCGGAATGAAATGAACCGACTCCTGGGGACTGACTACAAGATCCACGAGGTGAGCAAACACATTCGGAAATGGTACGACAAGGGCTTTGTAGAAATCATTGACTACACTAGCGTTGTCGCAACGATGGCGGAGGGATGGCGTGACGAGCCTAAGCTGCGTATGCACCTGCGTCCTGCCACATTGTTTGGTGATAAATTCGAGCAGTATCGTAACATAGCTAGGATACATAGTATGCCCGTAGATCGGGTGAAGTTTGACGATGAATTCACGGGGATATGATGTATGTAAAGGAGATTCACGAGTGGAAAAACCAAGCCTATGAACTGCGTAACGAAATCAGAGACGAGATATGTCTCACGGGATTGGAGGAGTTGGACAACCTATACATTCCGCGCAAAGGCTATCCCCTGTTCATTGCGGGTGCGCCTCATCACGGTAAGTCGGTATTTGTAAAATGGTTGCTTGTTGAATGGAGCGAACGCTACGATTGGAGACACTTCATCTATATGGGCGAGGAAGGCGGGATAGCCGAACTAGCCATAGATCTAGTAGAGATGCACGTAGGGCTACCAGCGCGGAAAAAAAACTTCCGTGGCGAGGAGCAGGAGTGTATGAGTATAGAGGAGTTCGAGTTGGCCCTCGAATGGGTAGGCAAGCACTTCGCCTTTTTCGATGGCGACGAGTTGGAAGGGGAGTTTACCCCCGACCTGTTCTACGAAGCGGCAGCTACAGGTACATACGACACTACGTGCCTCGATCCCTGGAACGACGTAGGGCGGGACTTGCGTTTGAGTGGTGGGAGAGAAGATGTTTGGCTCACGAACGAGTTGAAGAAGATTCGTCAGCATAGCAAGCGACACGATCGAATCGACATCGTGGTCAACCACATCGCAAAGTTGAACGCGGATGCGGTGACCAAATCAGGCAAGCGTTATCAGAAGCCCGCCCTTCCGCAGGAGTGGGCTGGAGGACAAGCGTGGTATCGCAGAGCGTTCACGATGCTTCTCGTGTACCGCCCACCTGTCGATGAGGTTTTGCGTGAGGGCGACCCTCCAACCCGCGATGGGGAGACTTGGATCATAAACCAAAAGACGAAGCCCAAGGGTAGCGGACAACTAGGTAGAGCCAAACTCTTTCTATGTCGAACAACTAATCGTTTCACGGAATGAAGAAGAAGGTGATACCCTACCGTGTTGAGAAGATTGACGACGTGGTGCGTATGGCCGACAGGCTTCACGCAGGAGGTGTAGCAGATACGATTGAGCTGCAACTAGAAGAGCCATTGCCTATCCACCCGCAGACCCGCAAAGCCCTGCGTAAATCGGTCGATCAGATATGGAGGTTGTTGCATCAGGCGTACTGCCTAGAACAGATGCTTGACGCGGTTGACGCTAGTCTAAAGCACGAGAAGAAGCTAAACCTTGACCTACGGGTAGAGAACAGGACGTTGATTGAGAGCAATGCAAAACTGCAAAAGGAGAATCGTACCTTAAAAGCCGAGATCAACAAACTAATGAGCAATGGAGGACTATGACGATGAGTTTGGCTACGATGGGACAGACGACAACATTGAGATCCTCCTAGAGGATGCCCAAGAGGATCAGAACCAAGCCTATCTATACATACGAATTAGAAAGAATCCAGGGGACTACAACCTGATAGAGGAGGATGAATACGGACATTCAGCTAATTGTGATGAGTTCACCATTTTTTCTAGTGGAAGTATAGATCAGTTTGCGGTGATGTTCCTGCAACTATTTGAGATGGACGAGACGTACATCGACGCGGTAGCTGCCGCGATTAAAGCATACCAAGAATTCAAATCAAGAGACAACTGATGAAAGAGTTATCAGAAGACCAAAAGAAGTCTATGCGCGAGTTGTTTGAAGAGAACAACCTGTCTAAGGACGACGTGTTTACGCACAAGCACTATGTGATCATTACTCGATCGGGTATCGAGAAGATTCAAGCGACCCAAAACATCGAGGTTCAGTACGATGTGATTAAGATGGATCGGGACTTCGTAGTGCTCAAAGCAATCGCTTCAAGCGGAGACCGCATCGTTGAAACCTTTGGGGAGGCTGGGCCTGAAAACTGCCGCAATGCGTATTACGTGGCTACGGCAGAGAAGCGGGCTTTGAGCCGTGCCGTCCTGAAGATTGTGGGGCTATACAAGCACCGTGTCTTTGGGGAGGACGAGAATGTCCAAGACGATGAGTGATTGGATAGATGAAGTGTTCGAGGAACTCGAAAAGCCCGAGGTCACCGAACGGATGCGAAATTATTTGCTAAATCTTTTGAGGCAATGTCGGTATTACGACAAAGTACACGAGAACTACGTTGCTGAAATCCTAGATTCGGATTTGTCCTTGTTGAGGTTCAAGCAATTGACCACAACTTTTGAAATGAACAAACTCGATGTAAGGTATGATTACGCACCCAGTCAAAGGGATCTGTCTCGCTTTATTCGATATATCTGTGATTTAGAGTGAAGAACAAACTCCTGCAAACGCTTATGAGCCTAGACTTAACCGAAGTCTTTAAAACCAAAGGAGACCTGAAGCGTTGGAGTGCAAAGCGTACCATTGGAGGGTTGCTAGCCGCAACCGCTTGTAATGACATCGTGCTGAATGGAATGTCTTGGATGGCAGTTGTATTGTCTGCCATCTCGATCGTTCCTATTTGTCTTTCATTTACCGAAAACCGCTGCCAAGAGAAATGAAAGTCTCTCCTACTATCGTTCGCGTAAGAGCGAGCAAAGACCTGACGTATTTAGAATACGATGCAGGTCGATGTCCTGTAACTGGAAGATTAAGAGCCGACAGAATTAAGGAAGAAAGCAGGGTCATAGACTTTTTAGTGACACCGAGAGTGATGGATCTTTTACGCGAGTCGTATCCTGAATCATTCAGTTCAGATGTAATGGAGGCATTTCAAGTGGAGATCACTTGGATTGATTGAACCTTTTGCCTACCTTTGGCATATGGAAGAGATCAAAGACTTGTGTACGAAGTTACAGGAAGTACGGAAGGACAAGGGTGTAAGCCTGGACTTACTTGCGGCTATGTCAGAGATTGACAAGTCAACCCTTTCAAAGTATGAGCGTGGAGTCTTGTGCCCGAAGTTTGACACACTACAGAAGTGGGCGCGCGTGTTGGGACAAAGCGTTTCTATTCAGGTTCAGCCTGTTTTCGAGGAATTAGCGGAGTTTTGAAATAACTCTCGAACGCCTCGATACATTGATCGAGTCCCTTGCAGATAAGGGCTTGATAACCTCTCCGTTGGAGGTCAGCTATCCAAGCACGTTGGTGCGGTGATGGTTGGCCTCCTTTTCTTTTAATCTCTATACATAGGCCGTGGTAGCCATCCCGAGGTTCATAAAAGATAAGGTCAGGTACTCCCTTTCGGTAGCCCTGACGCTTGATCTTTTTTGCCTCGGCAATTCTCATTCTTGCACCCCCCACAGTCGCACAATACAGGATGTGAGGGTATTGCTCCTTTACGAGATCCACAAGGGTGCTTTGGATCTCGTGTTCGCTCATTGGAGGAACTCATACCAATCTACCTCGGATGCGTTGAACCCTGGGCAGAAGGTATTACGGAACTCGCAATGAGAGTAGACGGGCAGTTCTGTACCTGCAAACTCACGGAGCGTTTGGATGACCGTGGCGACGCTCTTTTGCTGACTCGGGGTGATCGTAACCGCGGCCTCTCCGTCGCTATCTAGGCCGCCTACAAAGCATACCCCAAAAGAGGTCGTGTTTTGCCCAAGGCAATGCGCTCCGCGCTTGTGTAGGGGACGGCCTACCTTGATCTTCCCGTCGTACTCAATGTAGACGTGGTAAGCGATGTCGTGCCACCCCTTCTCCTCTACGTGCAGCTTACGACACCACTCTACATCGTACTTCTTTGACCGCTTGGTGGCGGTGTGATGCAGAATGATTTTGTCGAAGTTGACGTTGAGTCGTTGGCCTTTTAGATCAAGACTTCTTTTTGGTGCTTGTGACACGATCCTCTACGATTGCGTTGATAATGGTATCAAAGATTGCCCACACTTGTGTTGGCTTCTCTGAAGGAATAAGATTTACGATCACCTTCGTAAATGCGAGGAGTGCGATGAGCAGCTCACCCCAGTTTTCAACAATAAAGTCAATCATCTTTTTTTGATGTATGTTTTTTTCGTGAATTTCTAGCCTCTAAAGCGCGTTCCGCATTCATCCAAATAAGAGTGCAAGCTGCCAAAAGGCTTAGACCTGTGGCAAGGTAGTCAGAAAGCATTCCAAATGAAATTGTTAGCCCTAGTATATTGAGCAAATTCTCCTTGGTCATATACCATCTTACGGGGGTCAGAGTGTACATAATAGTAACAAATTCTGATTTGTACCAAGATTTTTAGCGGGCGTTACCCGCCTCCAAAACGTCTATGCGGGCCTTTAACGTTTCGACTTCCTCAGATAGTGCAATAAGGCACTCGGCTAAGTCTTTCATAGTAAACCACTCGTTTTCGAGTTGCTCTTGTGTGATCGTGTTGTGCATTACGTGAAGGAGAAACAGACGTTGAACGTAACGTAAAAAGGAGTGCCGCCATTGGCATTGTAAAAAGCGAATCCAATTTCATCGCCTGCGCTAAAGGACCACCCTGTAGGGGCGTGTGCTTCGGTGTAATCCGAACTAGTGTAGGGGACATTCCATGTGTAATCGTAGCCCCCTGTTTGGATGTTATTGGGCACTTTCTGCACGGGGTTAATACTCACCCCAAAGTTGATTTGTGCCGCGCCTTGAACGTGTGCGCTCACCTTGTCGATGTTTCCAGCGGCGGGCATATGGTAGAGCTGATAGTGTTGCCAGTTCCCTGAGGTGCGGACGCTGTTAGCATAAGGCAGATAGAGGGCATACCATTGTTGCGTGGTTGTTGTCGTGAAGCCCGTAATCATAAAGTTACCTCCGCCAGCTCCACCACCACCACCACCGCCACCACCTGACGCGCTCAAAGTCGTGCCAGTCATAGTAAGGTTTGTTCCGATCGTGGCGTAAGTCAGCTTGCTATCGGAGTCATCCCAAAAGACAAGTTTGTCAGCCCCCGCGTCAAACGCCCCAAGGTTTTGTCCAGCCGCCATCTTCAGAACGTCCGTAGCCGTAGCACCGATGGACACCTGCGACTCGTCTTCGTTGCTGATCCTGAGAGTGCCGCCACCAATGTCGACGAACTTCAGAACCTGATCTGCCGCAATCGTATTTTGAAAGTCTACGTTGTCCAACTCTTGGATCTTGGACGTGCGGTTGAAGTAGTCGCTATTGAGAACGCTGACGCAGTTGTCGCGTGACGTTCCGATCTGAACTCCCGCTGAGTCCTTGATATCCGTCCACACCACGTTCTTTACGACGTAGAAGGTGTCTATGTCTCTCTTGATGTTGAGCTGTGTAGACAGAGCACCAAACTCCGCTACATAGTCCCCGTCGGGGTCACCGAGAAACACCGTTTCGGTGGGCAACACAACCGCCACCCCATTTTGTTTGGATATGATTTTAATATCGGCCATCCCTTTATAGTTGCTTTAGTGTAATCATAGGTGTTCTCAAGTCTATTGTAGCATTGCCTGAATTAGTCTTGGCCTGTAAGGTGATGACAACAGAGTGGAAAGAAGCGTTCTCCATTCCATCAGTAACGCCGCATTCCGTTGCAATCAGTTCGTTTGTGATGTCTTTAATGCCGGGTTGAACCCAAAGATGTGTACCCGCCTCACCAAAACTCTGTTCTTTCCATTCAAACACCCCCTGAGAGCCTAAAGCAACGTCACTTGAGTCGTACAAATCTATGGTTGCGCGGATTGTAATTCTTTGACTCGCCATCCCGGTCGTAACATAGGCAAGTTGGCCTGATTGAGTTTTTAGTTCAACATACTTGTTGAGAACGTCTTTCAGAAGATAAGGACTGGTTTGAGACGCAAGTTTGACGCTGTAATTAGTCGTGTGATCAACAGTCACATTTTGTGTCCCTGCCGTCACTGTGTAGTCAGCGGAATCAAACTGCAAGGTCGTCCAAGTGGTGTCGTTGAGCATAGTAGCTAATCCATCGCTAAATTGCATTTTAGACTCTTGGAATAATGCACTATTTGAGCCAGCCCAAGAATTTCCGAACCAAGTCAAAAAATCCAACAAGTCACCCGAGCCTACCTCTCCATCATCATTGAAATCACCAAGTCCTCCCGAACCTGTGAATGTCGCTAAGGAAAGGTTGTTGTTAGGATCGTTAGCTATCTCAGTTAGAGGGCTAACCATAAGAGCCTGAATAATTTGGTCAAAGGTGACCTTCTGTGGTGGCGCGGGAGAAAGCGTATTGTTCTCTACTACGAAGTTGACATTGCTTGGAGTCCCTGACAACACGTCTTCAGGGGAGTTTGCCGACCCGTCAGTCAATGCCGTAAGAGAGTCCAAGTTCTTCATATACCGATTAAACGGCTCAGTACCCGACGATTGCTCGGGAAGGCCGCTCGTGTCGGTCAATGTCGCTCCGCTTGTCGTGGGAACGT